CAGATGAAGAAGTTTCCAAAGGCGGCTAAGGACCCTAACAGCCGTTTGCGTCAAGCACGAAAAAGGTGGAAATGTTAAATGGCAATGTCTCGGTCACAGATGGAACAACAGGTTTCCAAGTCTCCTAGTAAAGAACCAAGGGGTCTCACCTATTATAAAAACGGTGGTAGGGCTTCTCCTAAATCCAAGGGCAGCAAGATTTGCCCTGCAGGAAAAGCTTGGGCGAAGAGGACTTTTGACACGTATCCTTCGGCGTATGCAAACATGGCTGCGTCGAAGTATTGCAAAGACCCTAACTACGCAAAAGGTGCGAAGGGCAAGAAGAAGAAGAAGAAAGCATGACACTGCCGAAAGCAAAAAGGAAAAAAGTTAAAAGGGTGATTTCTAAGTTAAAGAAAGCATCTAAGGCTCATGCTGGGCAGGCAAAGACTTTGCAAAAGGTGCTTTCGTCATCTCGGAGAAGATCATAATGGGTGCCTTAAAAAAATGGCGGGAACAGAATTGGGTTAGGATTGGGACCGATGGTAAAATCAAGGGTAAATGCGGTACTTCAAAGGACAAGAAGAACCCTGACCGATGCCTTCCAGCGGCTAAAGCACGTTCTCTTTCTAAAAAAGATAGAGCGGCGACTGCAAGGAAAAAGAAAAAAGCTGGAGCAAAAGGAAAAACCGTTGTCAGTAACACTAAGAAAGCCAAAGTCAGAGGCTACTTCAAAGGTGGAACAATCAACTACACCGAAGCCAAGAGGCCGTACGAAGGGAAAGTCCAAGAAGGCGAAGCGGTCGCGAAAGGCTGCGGAATAGTTATGGCATCTAAGCGCAAAAGAACCAAGGGTGTTCATTATTTTTAAGGAGAAGGCTAATGGCTAGTCGTATAAAAGCAGCGGTAGAAGCTGGGAAAACGAAACGTGAGGAGGAGAAAAAAAGAAGGCTTAGGCTTGCGGATCTTAGAAAAGACTATGCTGCATCGGATGCAACCCATAGTGGTGGAGGTAAAAGAGTTGAGGGACAAAAAAACCCCACCTTTCATACTGTAGACACTAAGGACAGGGCTGGAGAAGTGTCTTTGTTAAAATCTAAAACCCGAGGTGGAAATGAACTTAGTCGGGAAGTAGTACAACCACCTCCCTCATCTTCTGCTCCTGCTCCTTCAGAGGTTAAAAACAAAGTTGTTTTTCAAAACGGTGGAGATGTTGAAGCACCCAATGCAGGGATTAAAGCGTTGCGGAAACAAGCGGACGGCGGAAACAAAAATGCTAAGAAAGCTTTGCAAAACATAGGCTATAAAAACGGCGGCTGTGTTATGACTAAAACCAATCAATCACCGAAGTTGTATTAATCATGGCTACTTCTGGTTCCAGAGATTTCAACATTGATGTTGGGGAGATTATTGAGGAAGCGTATGAGCGGTGTGGATTAGAGGTCCGCACTGGCTACGATGCTCGTACAGCCCGTAGGTCTTTGAACCTGATGTTTGCTGATTGGGCAAACCGTGGTATTAACATGTGGACCGTGGCGCAAGCTACTATAACGTTGACGCAAGGGCAGTCTGCCCAGACGCTAACGGCTGATGTTGTAGACGTTTTGGAGATTGTTCTTAGGCGTAGCAACACAGACTTTGAGGTAGAACGGATTAGTCGGGGGGAGTACGCCACTCTTCCTAATAAAACCACGCAAGGCAGGCCAAGCCAATTTTATTTTGACAGGCAGATTTTACCTATCATAAACCTTTGGGCTGTTCCGGAAAACTCTACAGACCAATTGGTTTATTACTATGTGCAAAGGATTGAGGATGCAGATGCGTTGGTAAACACAACGGATATGCCCTTTCGTTTCTACCCCTGCATGGTGGCGGGGCTGGCGTATTATATCGCTATGAAAAGAGCGCCAGAACGGATACAACTCTTGAAGAGTGTGTATGAAGAAGAGTTCCAACGTGCGTCTGACGAAGACGAGGATCGTGTTCCTCTTAAACTTCAACCAAGCATGCAGTATCTAAGGGTGTGACATGGCCTATGCCTCAGACAAGAATGCGTATGGGATTTCGGATCGCTCCGGTTTTCGCTATCGACTGAGGGATATGCAGAAGGAGTGGACGGGTGCGCTTGTCGGCAAGGACGAGTTTGAGCCAAAGCATCCTCAGTTGTTTCCTCCCAAGGTTGGTCCGGACCCACAAGCGTTAAGGAACCCTCGACCCGAGGGCGATTTAGAGGCTCAAAGAAACATTCAATACGGGTTCAGACCTGTTGGTTTTCAAGGAGACGAGGCTTTGACTCCTAATCCATTGAAAGCTACAGGTGAGGTCGGAGAGGTTACGGTGGTCACGTCATGAGCTTTACATTTGCGCAGTTAAAAACAGCGTTGCAAGATTACACAGAGAATACTGAAACTTCTTTTGTGAGCAACCTCTCCCTTTTTATACGGGCGGCAGAGGAACGGATTTTAAAGTCCGTTCAGCTAAGTCTGTTTCGTAAAAACGTTTCAGGCACGGCGTCCAGCGGAAACAAGTTTCTTGCGATGCCAAGTGATTTTTTAGCGCCATACTCTTTAAGTTTGAGAACTGTCACGGACCCAGTAGCTAGTGGAAGTGATTATGGTTTTGTAGAATTTAAAGACGTTAGCTTTGTTCAAAGCTATACGCCGGACCCCGCCACAACAGGTGTACCGAAATACTACGCTACGTTTGACGTCAGTAACTTTTTGTTGGCACCAACACCAAATGCCAATTACACGGCAGAGCTTCATTATTTGTACCGACCCGCAAGTCTGACTGCAGGGGCAGATGCTGGCACGACATGGCTCAGTACGAATGCAGAGTTAAGTCTTTTGTACGCTTCTTTGATAGAGGCGTATATTTTTATGAAGGGAGAGCCTGACATCATGTCAATGTATGATAAACGGTTTCAAGAGTCGTTGGTCGGATTAAAGCTTTTGGGTGAGGCCAAAGAAACTACTCAAGACTACAGGGTGGGGCAGGTTATTAGGGCGAAGCAATGAGTTTTCTTGCTTCTATGGACATACCCAAAGAACCTATTGTTACGGTTCACACCACAAATAATCGTGGTCATACGCCGGAGGAAATTGCGTCTAGGTGTGTTGATAGAATTGTTTCTATATCGGACAATTCTCATCCTGCCATACAAGCGCAGGCTCGTGAGTACAGGGCTGCAGTAGAGAAGGTTATGGTTCTCTTTATGAAGGAGGCTATTCAATCGGACAGAGTTACGGTATGTAATGCAATTAAACAGGCAGGTCAGCCCAACCTTGCAGAGCTTATAAGGAGATTGTAGATGGCTATTAGTCAAGCAATGTGTACGTCTTTTAAAAAAGAACTTTTAGAAGGCGTGCATAACTTTAAAAACAGCGGCGGAAATACGTTCAAGCTGGCGTTGTTTACAAGTTCTGCAAGTATTGGTGCCGCAACTACGGCTTATGCTAACAGCGGAATAAACGAAGTTGCTGCTGGAAATGGTTATTCTACGGGCGGAAACACTTTAACCCGCGTAGACCCCACGACAAGTAGCACGACAGCGTTTACTGATTTCGTTGATACTACGTTTGTTGCAAGCGGAACAATCACAGCCCGTGGAGCAATGATATATAACAATTCTGCTTCGGACAAAGCGGTGATTACCCTTTTGTTTGGTAGCAGTGATAAGTCTGCTACAGACGGAAATTTTACAATTCAGTTTCCTACGGCTGATGCAAGCAGTGCAATTATTCGAATAGCGTAAAGGAATATAACGGTGGCTATTACGCTAGTAAACAGGGCCAAAATGACTACTAGCACCACGGGTACTGGTACGATTACGCTTGGGAGTTCCGTTTCAGGATTTCAAACATTTGATGGAGCAGGCGTTACTAACGGTCAAACCGTTAGGTATGTCATAGAAGATGATGCTGCTTTTGAAATAGGCTCTGGAGTTTATACTGCTAGCGGAACTACCTTAGCCCGTGGTGCTACCGAAAGCTCTAATTCTGACAGTGCTATTAGTTTAAGTGGTAATGCGACAGTGTTTATTGCGGCTACTTCTGCGGATTTTTTCAACAATGATGGTAGCAGAAGTCTTACTACAACGGGTGTCATCACAGGTGGTACGGTTGAGGCTACAGCCGATACTTCTGCAGGTGATAATGCGGCTATTGGTTACACAGCAGCAGAAGGTCTTATTCTTACGGGTCAAGGCAGCACTAACGATGTAACTATTAAAAATGACGCTGACGCAGATGTTATAGAAATACCTACCGGAACCACAAATGTTACAGTGGCAGGTAACTTGGGTGTTGGCGGCACGGTTACAGCCACAGGAACTAGCGTGTTCGCTACCTTGGAGATTAGCCAAGACGTTGATGTTGATGGCACATTAGAAGCTGACGCTATGACATTAAACGGCGTTGCAGTAACAGCCACCGCGACCTTAGACACGGGCATTTCAAACAACAACGTGCCTAAGTTTACTACGGGTGTTGCTGATAATGATTTCTTGCGAGTAGACGGCACTGCTATTGAGGGTAGGTCAGCTTCAGAAGTCTTATCTGATATCGGGGGTCAAGCCTCTTTAACTTTTGGCATCTCAAATACAAACGCTGTAAAAATTGACAGTGCTTCAGTTGCAGATGATGAGTATGCAAGATTTACAGCAGCCGGTCTTGAGAGCAGAGCAACATCAGAAGTCTTATCTGATATCGGGGCATCACCGGCGGCAGGCAGTTCAAGCATTGTTTCAACAGGCGCATTAGACAGCGGGAGTATCACTAGCGGTTTCGGTACTATTGATACTGGCTCTAGCACTATTACCACAACGGGAGTTATTACTGGCGGTACGTTAGAAGCTACCACAGACACTGCGGCAGGTGACAATGCTGCTATTGGTTACACAGCAGCGGAAGGTCTTATTCTTACAGGACAAGGTAGCACTAACGATGTAACCATCAAGAATGATGCTGATGCTGACGTTATAGAAATACCTACAGGCAGTACCTCTGTTACTATGACAGGATCACTAAAACCTCTGACATATCAAGAGACTTACGTGGCTAAAAGCGCGGCGTCTACTGTGACTTGCGACCTAGCTACGGGTACATCTTTTAGTGTGACACTGGATCAAAACACCACGTTTGCGTTTACCAATCCCCCTAGTTCTGGCACGGCGTTTAGCTTTACGTTGTTTATAACTCAGCACAGTACTGCCGTTACGTTAACTTGGCCTAACACGGTAGATTGGGCTGGCGGCTCTGCACCAGACGCGGCGGGTAATAACGAGGTTCAGGCGTATGGGTTTTTTACACGAGACAACGGAACGACCTATTATGGTTTTTTGGGTGGTTCTGCTCTTGGGTAATTCATTTTTTAACACATCTTTATTGGGCGCTGCAGGGACGGTACAAGCCCCGCCAACGATTACTTTAAATTCGTCGGGGAGTGTAGTAGCTAGCACCATTTCTGGCAACGTTTATACGTTTCCTTATGGTGGAGATATACCGGCAGGTTCTTTCGTTGTGATTACGGTTACAGCACGTTCAGGTGGCAATACTGTTACTGGAAGCTGGAGCAGTATTGTTGACTCTGCGGGAAACACTTTCTCTGAAGTAATTGAGGGTACACAAGATAATAATCTTACTTTTTCTGCAATATATGCCGGAGTTTTAGGGGCGTCTGTTACATCCTCAACAAACATTAGCGCAACGTCGAGTCAAAGTAATGGCAGCAGTTCATACCGAAGAGCAAAGCATCATTCTATTTTTGTACTAACAGGTGTTACGCAAGCTGATAACACGTCAAGCGCCCCTACTACTGCAAGCACGAATGTCTTTAGTAATTCTGCGACTACCACAACGGGAAATGGTATTGCGTTACACGTTATCTCATCGGGCACCGGCACCACTAGAACTATAAGTTCTGTTTCTTCTGGTTACACCTCCCTAGCGTTAACTGCACAGGCGTGTAGCCAATATAGCGCAAGAAAAGTGATAGACCAATCTGGTGGCACTGCTGTAAGCAGCACGATTACTTTAAATGGAACTCTTGGTCGTGCTGCCGTTATTATTGCAACATTTAAGTGAGGCAAAAAATGTACGTCAAACTTACAAGCGAAAACGAAGTAGAGAAATATCCTTACACGCTTGGTGATCTTCGGCGCGATAATAAAAACGTTAGTTTTCCACGACAGGTAGATGCAAATATATTAGCAGAGTATCGAGTGTATCCTGTAGTTGTGGCTGACCCTCCGGCCTACAACCCACTTGCTCAAACGGTGCAAGAAGGAACACCAGCGTTAGTTGGTGGTCAGTGGAGAGTAGCGTGGGTAGTTACCTCCTTGCCAACGAACGATGCTGCAAGCAATGTACGCAATCACCGTAACGATTTATTAGAGGAAACCGATTGGATGGCTGGATCGGATGTAACTATGTCAAGCGCATGGCGTGAGTATCGACAAGCATTGAGGGATTTACCTGCACAGTCAGGATTTCCTAACGTAACTTGGCCCACGGAGCCTAGCTAATGCTTGGATTTCATTCATTAGCAGGAGATGCGATAGCGAGTAGGGGCGGTCTTTCTCCTGTGGTCGTTACAGGCGTATCTGCTACGGGGAGCGTTACAAGCGTTGTTGTTTCTTTACCTAAGACTGTGGTCGTTACAGGCGTATCTGCCACAGGTGGTGTTGGTTCTGTTACACTTAGTCTAAGCACTAATGTATCTGTTACAGGCGTATCTGCCACAGGTGGTGTTGGTTCTGTAAATGTTTGGGGCATCATAACGCCGTCTCAATCTCCTAGCTACTCTACCATAACGCCGTCTCAATCCCCTAGTTACTCTGCTGTAACTCCTAGTCAGTCTCCTAGTTACTCTGCTATAACGCCGTCTCAATCCCCTAGTTACTCTGCTATAACGCCGTCTCAATCCCCTAGTTGGGAGGAGATTGCTGCGTAGTTGATTTAAGGGCAGGATAATGTTAAAAAACTGCAAACTCTTTTTGGAGAAAACTCATGCCAACGTACACTTCTGCTAACAACATAAAAAAGATTGCTACGGGCGATGAGTCTGGAACATGGGGTGATAGTACCAACAATAATTTTGACATTATTGATCGTGCGTCAAATGGGTTTTTTACTCTGGATATTCAAACGCTAGACACCACGGGATCGGGAACCGTAGGTAGTAGTGGACGCCCATACGTGTTGCCTCTTTCTGCCTCGGCTCTTCTTTCGATAGGGCATTATAAAGCTATTCGCTTAACGTCTTCAGGAACATTAACAGCAGACACACATTTAAAACTTGAGGGTGATAATAACGCCCGTGTTTACATGATGCAGAACGACACTACCGCGAATGCAGGTATCAACGTGGTGGTTTTCCAAGGTACGTTTAGCGCCTCGCGCTCTGCCGAGGTTGCAAAAGATCAATTCGCCATTCTTTTTGCAGACGGTTCTGGGGCTAGTACATCTTCTGTTCGTCATGTTACGGAGGACATTTCCCCTCTTACAAAGCCTTTGACAATTACAGACGGGACGGCAAGCACAAGTACACCTCAGCTAACCGTGGAATCTACAAATACGGGTTCTGCTTCTGGACCCTTTGTAGATTTGGAGAGAAACCCGTCTGAGGCGGGAGCAACAAATGATTTTTTGGGCGGAGTACTCTTTACGGGATACAACGATGCAGGCACTCCAGAAAAAATTATTTACGGCTCTGTGCTTGGGAAAATAAAATCTCCTACAGATGGCTCTGAAAACGGGGAGTTAAATTTTTACATGGAGTCGGGTGGGTCCACCCTGTCCTTTCTGGAGTTGGGCCACGCAAGCGCACAAGCAGAGGTTGTTGTAAACACTGCCGGTGGTGACGTAGATTTTCGTGTGGAAGGTGACACCCTTCAAAATTTACTTGGCACAGAAGCGTCTACAGATACAGTTTTAGTTGGAACAGCCGCAAGCAGATTTGTCGGAGACGAACGTCACTTGGTTCAAGTAGAGGGTAATAGCAGCCATCCTGCGGGGATTTCTATTACGCACAGCCAGAACAACCAGATCGGACCGCTACTGACCTTTGCTAAATCAAAAGGCGCAGAAGTAGGTGACATTGCCGTTGTTGCGAGTGGTGACTTACTTGGGTCCATAAAGTTTTCCGGAGACGATGGCACTGATGTACGCCCCCAAGCTGCGGAAATTAGAACGGTGGTTGACGGCACTCCTGCCGCTAACAAGATTCCCGGGGCAATAGAGTTTAGAACCACGCCTGAAGCCACAACAAGTTCCACCACTCGTATGAAAATATATGGTGACGGTGCAATAGGCTTTGGATTGTCTACAATTAGCTCTCAGGGTGGCGCACTTGGGCACTCATTAATAAGCCTTGGTCAAAACTCAGCGCCTCAATGGTTACCTGCGCCTACTGGTAGGCAATTCATTCATTCTGTGGTAATCAGCAATGTTGATTATGTGAAGTTTGGCGCTCCGGATAACATAAATCTTTCCTCGCCATTCGCAAGTAACACTATGTTTGACCCTAACGTATATCACGCATATGAGTTTGAGTTGGTGACTGTTGTTCCTGTGACAGATGGTGTAACTATTAACGCAGAAGTTTATGTTGGCAGTGCCTATGATACAGGGTCAAATTATAAACTTAACACTGGCGCTCAAACCTCGTTTAGATTAAATGGTGGCGCTGCTATGGGCAATGATGCCAATGAAGGTTTGACTCAATGTTACACTTTATACAATGCTCATACCGTTTCCAGCGGCGGCGGAGTAATTAAACCTTTAATTCCCTCTATTGGTAGGTATCACACCACCGGCGCGATCTCCAATGCTTCTCGAACTAATATGAC